GCAGCAGAGTGCCGAGATGGAGTCGAACCGCGAGACGCAGAAGGCGCTGATCGACAAGGGGCACCCGGAGCACTTCGCGCTCAAGCGCAAGCACGCGGCGCTGTACGCCGCCGCCTACCCCGAAGAGCGGTGAGCTTGACAGGGCTGAGAGTCCCCTGATACGTTCCGCCCAAGAGATCAGGCCTCGCGCCGCGGGTAGCTCGCCAGGGTCCGCATAGTGAGGAGGGTCTGAGTTGCCAGGTAGCCGCGCTCGCGCGGTCTGGATGCACGCCCGAAAGCAGGGCCGGTGACACCACGTTACGGTGAGAGCGGGTCCACGCTTCGTCGTGGGGAGTCCCTCGAGAGATCGTCAACCGATTTCCGAGGAGACCCCTATGTCAGTAGAAATCACGACTGCCTTTGTGAAGCAGTATTCCGCCGGCGTGCGGATGCTTCAGCAGCAGGCGACATCCCGACTGCAGGACGCAGTGCTCAACGATCCGGGCGTGCAGGGCGACCGAGCCTTCTACGATCAGGTCGACGCGACTTCCATGAGCGAAGTCACGAACCGGCACGGCGACACCGAGTACACCGACACCCCGCACCGCCGCCGGATGGTCACTCTGGCGACGCATGAGGTCGCAGACCTCGTGGATCGCGCGGACCAGCGTCGGCTGCTCAACGATCCGGTGAACCCGTACAGTCGATCAATGGCCGCCGCGGCCAACCGACAGATCGACGACATCATCATCGAGCAGTTCGACGCCACGGCGGCGACCGGCGTCGATGGTGCGGGCACGGCCGCCTTCGACACGGACTTCTCGGGAGCTTCGGCCACCAGCGACCTCACGGTCGACAAGCTGCTGGCGTGTCGGTCGGCTCTCGAGGCCGCGGAGAACATGGAGGACGACGGCGACTACTCGTGGCATCTCGTCACGGCTGCTGCCGGTCGCGCGAACCTCCTCACGGACGCCGAGGTCACATCGGCGGACTACAACACGGTGCGTGCCCTGACGAACGGTCAGATCAACACGTACCTCGGGTTCGACTTCATCAAGAGCCAGAGGCTGCCCGTCGTGACCGCGACGGACATCCGTGCCGACTTCGCCTGGGTGAAGTCCTCGATGCAGCTCGCGATCGGTGAGGAGCCCCGCTCCTTCATCGATCAGCTCCCGCAGAAGCGTCACTCGCTGCAGGTCCGCTACGAGATGGACTGCGGCGCGACGCGAATGGACGAGAAGGGCGTGTACCGGATCTACGAGGACCAGAGTCCCCCGTGATCCCTGATCTGACCTGAAGGCTGAGCTCGGGGACGGCAGTGCAGAGGTTCTGGCTGCCGGCCCCGTCTCTCGCATCGAGGAAACGAAATCATCATGGCCGATCTTTACTCTGACCACTACAACAGTGTCGCTTCGTCGAGCAGCATCGGGAACCCGCGAACGAAGGTCGCGCCCGGAATCTTCCACTCGACGATTCGGTACAAGCGCGGCGTTTGCACCGTCACCACGGATACGGCAGCAGCGGATGTTCTGCGGTTCTTCACGCTCAAGCCGAGTGACCGCCTGATCCATCTGCGGCTGTCGCACACCGCGGATGCGAGCACGTCGGCCACCGGAAACTGTGGCCTGCACCTCGCGAACGGTGGAGCCGTCGTCGACATCAACCTGTTCTGCGCTGTCGGCACGTCGCCGATGGACGACATCACGGCCGCCATCGCGCACCTCGATATGTTCGACCTCGAGGGGACGGCGGTCGACGAGGACCGTGGCAAGCAGATGTGGGAGATCTCCGACAAGGGCGCGTCGAGCTACGGCTCGCTCGCGGCCGCTCCGGCCGATGGCTTCGACGTGACCATCACGATCGCGGCCGAGGTCGGCATCGTCGCTTCCAGCTACGTCATGGAAGCGTGGTACACCGCGGGCGGCAACTGATCAGGCCCGACAAGGCATGCGCTGCCCCCGGCTTCGGCCGGGGGTGGTGTAGCCTTCACGACGAGGTGAGCCGTGGCGGACTTCTACTCCGAGCACTACAGCAACACGGCGGCATCGACATCCATCGACGCCCCACGCATCAAGGTTGCGCCTGGGCTCAGTCACGCGAAGAAGTACTACAAGCGTGGCATCGTCACGACATCGACCGCCACCGCCGCCGGCGACGTTCTTCGGTTCTTCCCGATGAAGAGCGGTGATCGGATCGTCGACCTGCTGTTCTCGCACACGTCCGACGCGAGCACTACGGTGACGGCTGACATCGGCATCCATCAGACGGATGGTGGGTCCGTGGTCTGCCTCGACCTGTGGGTCGGGTTCGATCAATCGCCTGGGTCAGACATGACCGCGACGATCGGCAGGCTCGACATGCTGACTCGCAACGGCAGCAATCTGTCCTACGAGGATCGCGCCAAGCATCTCTGGGAGCTGGCTGACCTCGGGCTCGGCGGAGGCACCTACTCGGAGAACCCCTTCGAGACGTGGGACGTCACTGCCACGATCAAGGCAGAGACCGGAATCGTTGCTACTGAGTACGTGATGGAGTGTTCCTACACCTCTGCTGGAGCGTGATCATGCCGTCCCCGTCTGAAACGTCGATCGCGAACGCTGCTCTCACGTTGCTCGGCGAGCGGCGCATCAACGACCTCGACGAGAACAGCAAGACCGCGAACGTGCTGAAGGAGCGATTCGACGAGGTGCGCGACGCTCTGTTGCGCCGGCACCCGTGGAGCTTCGCGACCGTGCGCGACGAGCTCGCCGCAAACACCACCGACCCGACGTGGGGCTACGACTTCGCCTACTCGCTGCCCGCGGACCTGCTCAGGCTGCTCGAGGTCGAGAACCCTGGCGCATGGCCGTACCGGGTCGAGGGGTCGAAGATCGTCACCGACATCGCCGCACCGCTGCGGATCGTCTACACGCGATGCGTGACCGTCGTCAACGAGATGGACGTTCTCTTCCGGCAGGCGCTCGCGGCCGACCTGGCCTCGGATGTCGCGGAGGCGATCACCGGCGACAACAACAAGATCGATCAGCTCGCGGCAATCGTGAACGCGAAGATCCGCGAGGCGCGCAACACGAACGGCCAGGAAGGCTCGCCGCGCATGATCGAAAGCTCCGAGTGGCTGGACTCGCGCGAGGAGACCGGCCCGCAGCGCAACATCCCGTCCGGTCCAGGGGTTCCGCTTTGACGCGGGTGCTGCCGTTCACCATCGGCAACATGACCTTCCGCCACACCGAGGGCGACCGTAGGCTCGACGAGAAGGCTCGAGAGCGGTGGCGACATCTCAGCGACGCGGCGACATTCTACTGGCGGCGCGAGGACTGGGAGCGGTGCCCGGAAGGCAAGCAGCCCAACGAAACCAGCATGGCATTCGCAGTGTTCAAGGACGACAAGTTCTTCGGGACGTGGGCGCTCTACCGAATCCGCCCCGCCGGAGGCACGCCGTACACGGTGTCTGCGCTGCCAGGCCCAATGTTCGACGACATCAAGGGTGGCCGCGCTTTCTGGCGTCGTATGTTCATGATCATGGAGTGGATGCTCGACAACCCGATGCCGATGACGAATGGGCATGACTTCGTCGTCGACCACTGGCGATTTCCCTCGCGTGAGGACGGTGACCCCGTGCAGCACGAATGGGTTGGCGTCGAGAAGCATTTCATCCAGCACGCCGGCAAGGAGTTCGAGATCGACCGTCGTCGCCCAGAGCGCCCGATCCCGAAGCGGATGAACAAGAGGCGTCGAGGCGCGCCGCTTCGCGGTGGCGGACAGTGAGATGGAGTTCAACTACGAGCCGATGCGGGGGCACTCGACGAGAGAGTGCGGCGACAACTACTTCGTGGCTACCTGGCCTCGCGGGTTTGGCACAGGTAACGAGGTCGAGCTCACAATCGGCCGCGACAACCTGAAGACTCCGACGACACGCGCGGCGATCTTTCACTGGCATACAGACAACATCCCGCTCGGCGTGACGGTCGAGAAGGCGAAGCTAACGATGGTTGCTTCGCAGACCAACTCGACAGTTCTCGATTTCGAGTTCGAGCCGCTCGCGCTGAACCCGAAGCTCAATCACGAAGCCATGTCGTTCCACGACGGACTGCTAACGCTGAACCCGGCTAGCTTTATCACGGCACTATGGGACCACAGCGACGTGGTCACGTACGATGACGTCGTCAAGTTCTTCAACGACCATCGCAACGGGCTAGGCAGCGTCGGGCAGACGTGGACGGCCAATCAGAGCGTCTCCGGCGGCGGCGGCATTTTCGGCGTGGTCGCGCTGATGGAGAGGTCTGGAATCATAGGCGGCGGCCGGGTGTGGTTCGAGCTTAGCATTGCCGAGGGCAGCGCAGGCGAGTACTACAAGGGTGACACCATCTGGACGAGCGACACGCATGAGTTTGCCGACATCAACAACGGGAGCCCTGCCGGGCTGGCCTTCACAAAAGCGGCAGGCCCTGATCCAGAGATCGTTTCTGGGCAGGTGTACATAGCAGAGCTTGCTTACGAGTATGACGAAAACGGAGACCCAAATGCCTACTGGGCTGTTGCCCTGAGGGCGAACCCGAGCACGTCACCTGACGAAAACTTCCAGACGTACGGCATCGATGGCGGGACCACTCTGCATGGATTCCTTGGGCTCGCGCAATTCAAGTCTGGCCAGACCATGAGCCAGATCGCGCGCGAGGGGGTAGACACGGTCGCGGCACCGGCGATGACATCTGGCGATACCTACGTCTTCGGCCATGCCGACTACAGCACTACCAACTTCACTGAGTTGCCGAACTTCACGAGTCTGATGCAGACGTTGCTCGACAATCGGACCAGTTCTGACGATCTGATCGGGTTGCGCCTGAGGGGCGTCCCGGTCGCTGGACGAGAGAGGTTCATACACAGCATCCGGGCCGGCGTGGTCACGATGCCGGGCCTCTACGGCACTGTGCTGACACTCGACGTGAGCCTCCCAGACCCAGACCCGCCGGAGCTTCCGCCCGATCCAGACCCGGACCCGGAGCCCGACCTCAGGACTCCATCCGAGACGCAGATTGCGAATGCCGCCTTGGTCGCGCTTGGCGAGCGCCGGATCAACAGCCTGAGCGACAACACGAAGACCGCGAACCTGATCCTCACGCGCTTCGATGATGTCCGCGACGCGCTGCTGCGCTCGATGGTGTGGAACTTCGCGGTGGCCCGTGACGAGCTGGCTGCAGCGACCATCAAGCCCAGGTTCCAGTTCACGTACAGCTACCCGTTACCCACTGACTGCCTCCGAGTGCTCGAGGTGGACAACCGATGGGGGTTTGACTGGCGCGTCGAGGGGAATGCGGTGGTCACGGACATCACGAGCCCGCTCCAGATCACCTACATCCGGCGGATCACGGACCCGACGAAGATGGATCCGCTCTTCCGGCAACTGTTCGCGGTGGCTCTTGCTTTCGAGCTATGCGAGGCCATCACGGGCGACGACGACAAGCTCATCGGGCTATCGAACAAGCACGCTATCCTCCTCGACGAGGCCCGCACTGCGGCAGGGCAGGATGCGGAGCTTCGCGAGCTCGATCTTTCCATGTGGCAGACGGGCCGCGGGGAGAAGCAGTAATGCGGCTGAAGCCGATTCAGAACTCGTTCAATGCAGGGGAGTTCTCCCCGCGCATGTACGGCCGCACCGATGTCCAGAAGTACTCGTCTGGCGCATCCACAATCGAGAACTTCCACGTCATGCCAGAGGGCGGCCTCGAGCGACGATCGGGCTTCCGCTATGTATCTGAGGCCGCTACCGGCGCGGTGCGCGTCAAGGAGTTCGTCTTCAGCGACGAGCAGGCCTACGTGCTGGAGTTCGGCGACAGGTCGGTGCGCTTCTATCGCAACGAGGGACTGGTCGTCCAGCAGGCGCTGACGTCGATTCGCGCCTCTGACGAGGTGAGCTCCGAGTCGGACGAGTTCTCGGTGATCGGCCATGGCTACAACGACGGCGAAGGCCCGGTCGAGATCACGACCGACGACACTCTGCCGACCGGGCTGAGCCTCGCGACCCCCTACTACATCCGGTTCCCAGCGGTGATCCCGATCGCGGCCGACGCGCTTGAGATCGACACTACCGTGAACGAGTTCATCGTCGCCGGCACGCATGGATACTCGGACCTGCAGGGCCCGTTCACGTTTGCCACCACGGGCGCACTGCCGACTGGAATCGATTTCGACGTCGAGTACTACATCGTCTGGGTGTCCACCACGAGGTTCGGCATCTCGCTGAGTGCCGGCGGTGCGAAGGTCGACATCACGTCGGTCGGTGCAGGCACTCACACGATCTCGCCGACCGACGCGTACAAGCGCGACAAGTTCCGCCTGTCGCTAACGCCTTCTGGTGCGGCAGTGGACTTCACGGACCCTGGCGTCGGCCTGCACACTCTCACGCCGACCGTGCCGATTCCGATCACGCTCACGACACCGTACCCGGCCGCTGACGTTCCGGCGCTGCACTTCGCGCAGTCAGCCGACGTGCTCTATATCGCGCACCCGAGCCACCCGCCGCAGAAGATGTCGCGCTACTCGGCGCAGGGTTTCTTCCTCGAAAGGATCAACTTCCTCGACGGCCCCTATCTCGACGAGAACACGACCGAAGACACGATGGGCCTGAGTGCAACGAGTGGCAACAGCGTCACGCTGACGGCGAGCACGGCGATCTTCAAGGGCAGTGACGTAGGTCGCCTGGTGCGAATCTACGGAACCAACTCGACGCCGCACAACGGATATGGAGAGATCGTTGCAGTGGACGCCACGACGTTCACAGACACCGACATCGAGGCGCACGACTTCACGCCTGCGGACGTGACGATCGGCGCGAGCGGTTACATCACCATTGCCGCAGGTCACGGGATGGACACCGGCGAGCTCGTGCGGTTCCTCGAGATCGGCACGCTGCCGTCAGCGTTCTCTGAGCTGACTGACTACTTCGTGAGGGCCGACACGACTCTGCGGATCGGGTTCTTTCCGACGAAGGCAGATGCCATCGCGAACACGAACCGCATCGACCCGATCGATGTTGGCGCAGGCGCTCCAGACGCGGGCCGGATCACATCTTCGGTGATCGACATTCTCGCTCACGGCTATGCGGGTGGCGAAGGCCCCGTGCAGCTCACGTCCGATGGTGGCCTGCCGGCGGGCCTGTCTGCGGGGACCGACTACTACATCAGCTACGTGAGCGCGAATGACTTCGCACTTTCTCTCACGCGGGGTGGTGCGATCGTTGGGATCGATGACAACCAGGGAGGCGGCACTCACTCCATCCAGGGTGCGAGTGCGCCGAGCGCGGTCTGCACGATCAACGTGAAATCAGACTTCAATGAAACAGCAGCGACGACGGCGTGGCGTCTCGGCGCTTGGAGTGCGGACCCTGCGATCGGTTTCCCGCGCACGCTGTCGTTCCATGAGCAGCGGCTCTGGCTCGCTGCCAACCCTGGCGCGCCGCAGACTCTCTACGCCAGCAAGGCCTCCGCCTTCGAGACGATGAGCCCAACCGGCAATCTGTCGTCCGACGCGGAAGATCTCGACCTGTCGGTGAATGACGACAATGCGATCGTGGCCACCATCGGCAGCAACGAGATCAACGTCATCCGCTGGATCTCGCCGTCACGCACGCTGATCGCCGGTACCGCGTCGAGGGTGTGGAACATACAGCCCGCGTCTGACTCTACCGGGTTCGCACCGGGCAACATCCAGGCCCAGCCTGGCGGCACGCGCGGAACGAATGCAGTTCAGCCGGTGATCGTGGACAACAGGCCGATCTTTGCGAGCCAGACCGCGTTGCGGGTGTTCTCGGCAGGGTACGACATCGACTCAGACAGCTACGTTGGCGAGGATCTGACGTTGGTCGCTGAGCATGTCGTGCGGCCGGGCGCGATCGACTTCGCCTTTCAGTCGGACCCGTGGAGCACGGTGTTCACCGTTCGGTCGGATGGGCAGCTCGCTGCGCTCACGCTCATGCGGGATCAGGACATCGGCGGGTGGTCGAGGCACGTCATGGGCGGGTCGTACGTGGCCTCCTACGACCGCTCGTTCGCCAACTCCGACGTGGACATCGTCACGAGCACGATCACCGACACGGCGCACGGGTTCATGACCGGCGAGCGGACCCGGTTCACGCTCGGGGCTGGCGGGACGCTGCCGTCGCCGCTAGAGGCCGACAAGGACTACTACGTCCGGGCGATCGATGACGACACGCTCGCGCTCTACGAGACGAAGACCGACGCCGAGGGGGACGTCTCGCGGATTGCGCTGACGACCGTGGGCGTGGGAACACACACCTTCGGGATGTCGACCGACGCGCAGGTGCTCTCGGTGGCGTCGATCCCAGCACCCATCGGCGATCCCAGCTCGACGGGCCGCACCAATGTCGCCCACGACCAGATCGGGGTGATGGTCCGCCGCACGATCGGGGGTGTCACGAAGACGACGGTCGAGTTCCTCGAGGACGTCTTCGAGCCGACCGATCAGCCCAAGAACGCCTTCATGGTGGACTCGGGGCTCACGAAGAACGGTGCCGCATCGGTGACTGTCACGGGATTGACGCACCTCGCCGGCGAACTCGTCGACGTGTTGGCGGATGGCCAGGTCGAGCAGGATCTGCGCGTGTCGTCGATCGGCGAGATCACGCTCACATCCGCGGCGGCTCTCGTCCATGTGGGCCTGCCGTATCGGTCGAGTTTCGCTTCCTTGCGCCAGGCTGTAGCTTCCCAGCAAGGCACCGGGGAGGCGACTTTGGGCAGGATCGATCACCTCGTACTTCGTCTCGACTCGTCGCTGGGCGGGGAGTTCGGCCACGACCTCGACCACCTGACGAGCCTGTCCGACCTGCTGCTCCCCCACGACCACCTTTTCGACACGATCCCGCCGCTGTTCTCGGACGAGATCGAGGTCGCGCTGGACGCGCCGTGGGATACGGCAGGCAGATTCGCGGTGCGGCAGTCGCAGCCGCTGCCGTTCACGCTGCTGGCAGTCAGCACGCCTCTCCAGAAGGGGAACAGGGGGAATCGAGCCAGATGATCCAGATCATGCCGTGCATGCCCGAACACCTGAGGCAAATTGACTCGCTGTCCTCCCCGGCCGATCGCGAGCTGACGCTGGCCCACGTCGACGACACCCCGGAGATCGACCGGGTGCTCGAGGTGTTCGCGCGTACGCTGGTCGCCGACTTCAAGCCGATCGCCTGCTTCGGGGTGTGGCCGATGTGGCCCGGCGTGGCGCGCGCCTGGAGCGACCTGAGCGCCGAGGCTCTCGCGCTGCCAAAGGCCCTGCACGGCTCTGTGCGCGAAGAACTCGGCAAGATCGTGGAGCAGGCAGGGCTGCGGCGAGTAGAGGCTGTGGTGGACGAGGAGCACGTTGCAGGGCACCGCTGGATGGAGCACCTCGGGTTCACCAGCGAGGCGGTGATGGAGAACTACGGAGTCGGAGGAGTGGGGGCTTATCGCCTCTATTCGAGGTTGTTCTGATGGCGGCACTGGCAACGATTGGCCCGGCACTGTCGGGGCTCGCCGGAGCGGGCGGCGCGGCGGCGGCGTCCCCTGGCCTGATGGGAGGTCTGAGCGCCTTCTCGAAGGTCGCCGGCGGGGTGGCTTCGTTCTCGCAGTCGAAATCGAATGCGGGCCTGATGCGCGAGCTCGGGGTGATCGGCGCGAACGATGAGCGCCGGCGGACCCGGCTGATCCTCGGCAAGCAGCGGGTGGCCGCCTCCGCCAGCGGGATCGATGCGAACTCGGGCAGCGCACTCGACATCCAGAGCGAGGCCGCGCTCGATGGCGAGGTCGCGGCGCTGCGCGCGAAGTTCGGCTTCGACGCTCGAGCGGACGCGGAGACCTACGTCGGCCGGCAAGCCCTGGTGGGCAGTGCGGTCAATGCGACCGGGACGATCTTGGGCAATCGGCTCACCCGGCTCGGTCAGAATCCCAAGATGAAGACTCGGACGAGCACCAGGCTGACCGATGGTGTGGATCCGGCTGGCTTTGAGGGCATGGCCTGATGCCGCGGATCCCCACATTCGAGCGGCGACTCGGGCCGCAACTCGTCCCGACGCCGAGCGCCGCCGCTGCGGGCATGCCGGCGCGCCAGGCGGCGCAGGCCTTCGACCAGGCTACGCAGATGGCATTCGCCGAGCGCGAGCGCGAGATCAAGCGTACCCAGCGCATGAGCCTGTACGAAAACGAGGCGAAGGTGAATGCCGTCCTCAACGAGGCCGCCGCGAAGTTCGGCGAGAGGCAGGACTTCAAGGCCTTCCCCGGCGAGCATGACGCCTTCGTGCGCGAGCGCCTCGATGGTCTGATCGATGGCATCGACGACATGGACGTGTCCGACGAGATCAACAGCTACGCCACTCGTCGCTCTGCGGCGCAGTCGCGCGCGATGACGCTACGGGCCTCCGGGCTCTCGCGGGACGCCACGGTCGCCACGGTGGGTGTGGCGCTCGAGGGTGACGCTGCCTCGTTCGGCATGGCTACGACTGACGAGGACCGGGCGCTGATCATCCGCGACGCGAAGCGCCGCACGATGTTCGCCACGGAGGCCGGCGACCTGTCCGAGGCGGATCGGCTCAAGCTCGACTCGAAGTTCGAGTCTGATGCTGCCATGGCGAAGGCGCGGCACCTCATCAACACCGACCCGTACCAGGCGCTGGAAGAACTGCGCGGTGGCGACGAAATCCTCGACACGCTTGACGGTGAGAAACGCGAGGTGCTAGTCGCCAGCGCAGAGGTGGCGATCAGGCAACTGGAGAACGCCGCCAAGCAGGGGAAGACAGCCGCCGATCAGGCACTTTACGGGGACTTCATCGAGGGCATCTACGGTGAGGGGCGGATGCCAACGATGGCAGACGTTGCCCAGTCCGAGCTTTCGCCTCCGGTCAAGGAGAAGCTGTTCAAGCTCATCCGTGATGACGCTGACGGCATCAACCTGAACCGCACCGACTACGCGCTGACGATGGACTACTACGAGCGCATTCTCGACCAGACCAGGCCGGATGCGATCCACGACATCGCAGAAGTGACGCACCTCGGCGAAGGCGTATCCATCGCTGACTACAAGTCGATGAAGACGCAGCTCGCCACCAACGCTAAAGACCCTGCAGCGGCGGCCAATGGAAAGGTGTGGACGAAGTTCCTCGCGAACGCCAAGGCGCAGATCGCCGAGACGACAGCGTTTGCCACCGACAAGGTCGGAGAGAATAACTACTGGCTCTATTACCGCATGGCTCTGGACGAGAAGGCGCGCCTCGAAAAGGAAGGCGTCCCGTTCATGGAGATGATGAATCCCCACTCGAAGCATTACTTGGGAAATCTGATGGGGCCGTTCCTGCGAACATTCTCAGAGGAACTGAACGACAACATCGGCAGTCTGTCTGCCGACGAGGCGGCGCTGCCGACATCGCCGGTCGTGCAGGGCGAAGCCGGGGCTCTTCCAGAAGTGAAAGCACCGAAGCGGCTCGAAGGCGAGTCGGGCACTGATTACGTAAAGCGAATGCTGTCCGGGGCTGCCGCTTTCCAAGGTGAGCAGTGATGCCTGGTGTGCCTGAAATACTCGACAGCATGGAAGGCGCTGGATTCTCCGCCGACGAAGTAAAGAGCACGAAGAACACTCTGAAGGTGCAGATGCGGTCGCAGGGTTTTACGAACTCCGAGATCTCGGAGACGTTCGGCGAGCCTGTCATGCGCTCCATGGACGACAGCGACTACGTCAAGGCCGCTGGTGAGTTCGTCAAGCGGTGGGTGCCTCTGCGCGATACGGATAGCGGCGCGCCGGAAGATGCGAACGGGCTGCTGCAGGGCATCAATGCAGGCTTTCAGTCGTCGGTATCAGGGCTGATGTATCACCAGAAGACGCCAACGCTCGCACCGGGCGCTGATGCGAGCCTGCTCACGAAGGCTGGATCCATGGCTGGAACACTGGTAGGTGATTTTCCGGCCATGATGGTTGGCGCAGGCATGGGTGCGGGTGCTGGAGTGCCGACCGGCCCCGGAGCTGTGGCTACCGGGTTCGGTGGTGCGTTTGCGTTGCCCGCCGGAATGCGTGAAATGCTCATGAGGAAGTATAAGGACGGCACTGCGACCAACGCCGACGACTTCCTAGATCGCATGTTCTCTTCGATCATCGCCGCAGGTAAGGGCTGGGTGGTCGGTGCCGCAACGGGAACCGCCGGGCAGATTGTCGGCGCGGCCGGGGCTGGGAAGGTTCTCCAGGCCGGCGTCGAGCTCACCGCGATGACGAAGATCGGCGCAGCAATGGAG